GAACTTCGTAAAAACCATTGGGGAGAATAACTTGGATTATTGAAATAAATTTTATATATTTGTAGGGTATGAACTTAATAGAAAATAGGGATACCCTACATTTTTTTGTCCAATCTAATCCAAACATTAGATTATTGATACCAGTGTGGGGTTCACCCAAAGCACACGAATTTGGTACACACCTATCATTTGTGTATTATCGAACTGAAACCGATGATGGTATAATAAATTTCAATCATGTTGATGCTTCAACCTTACCAATTTTTCCAATACATAAACTTTGTAACGAAAATACTCTTGTTTTAGGAAACCGATATATTCAATCAGACGGGTTGGATTATGAATGGGTTTACTTCGAAGAATATGGTAAACCATTTAATTTCTCTGAATGGGCAGAAACTCTTTTTAAGGGGTATAGGTCCGATTATAATGAGTTGAATGATTGTATCCCACTAATGAAGTGGTACGAACTCTTAAAATCAATCCCTGATATACAAAATCGACAGAGTTGGTATCGTATATATTCAGATTCTATAAAAGAGTTAGGGAGGATGGAGGGGGCTGGGGTGAAAGTCGAAGAGGAAAAATTTATTGATAGATTTAGCTTCTCTCCCAATCACATATATGAGGGTAAAGTGTATACCAAATACAATCCATACACAACTACGGGTAGACCATCCAATAGACACCTTAATGTAAATTACTCTGCTCTTAACAAATCCGATGGTAGTAGAGATTGTTTTGTTAGCCGTTTTGATGGGGGTACTCTCCTTCAATTTGATTATGAATCGTATCACATCCGTTTGATTGCGAAAATCGTAGGGTATGAATTTCCAAAAGGAGAAACTGCTCACCAACACCTTGCCAATCTTTATGGAACGGATTACGAAACGGCAAAGGCTCTAACCTTTAAGTATCTCTATGGGGGGTTGGATTCGTTCGCAAGGGAGATACCATTTTATCAAACCGTTGATAAATACATCAAAGAGGTTTACCAAAAGTTCGTAATCTCCGGAGTTCTGAAAACACCCCTATACGGAAGGGAAATTCATTTCACTAAAATAGAAGGAGGGACTGAACAAAAGGTATTTAATTATCTCCTACAAGCCCTCGAAACGGAAGTGAACTATAAAAAGATGAGTGATATCCTAAACCAAATGAGTGGGATGAAATCGAAATTGATTCTATACACTTATGATGCGTTTCTCATAGATACACATCCGATGGAGAGGGAAGGGATTTTAAAACTTTTACCGACCATTATGGAAAAGGGTGGGTTTCCCGTTCGAATTGATGAAGGAACCAGTTACAATAATTTGGTTCATTTAGGATAATTTATATATTTATAAGATATACAGAAACACAAATAAAATATGTATCCAGATTTTGAAGAAGCATTAGATGATTTATCAGTTAAGGTAGGAATTGTTGACTTAACAAAGGAATCTCATAAACAAATATTAGTAAAACTTTTAAGAGAAAGAAATATTGATTCTGCTCAACAACTCGTAGATAGAGCATCTGTTGTATTTAAGTATATAAAGGAATACACCTCAAAATCGAAACGAGTTATCAAAGAAGATGAAGTTGTAAAAGGTAAAGATTCCGGTAATGTTTACACCGTTAAAACATTTAATCCAGATAAACACGTTAAACCAACTCCTGCTGAAATAGAGAAAGCGAAAGCGAGTAATGGTGGTGAATTACCTACACAAGATACATCAACACCATCTCCAAAAGCAGATACACCACAAACTGCACCAAAAGCAGATATTGGTGTTAGTAGTGCTGAAAAGAACGCACAACAAAAATCAAAAAAACCAACTAAATCTTCGAAACCAAAATCTGAACCTGGAAAATTAACACCTCGTCAAGAAGAAATTACACAATCTTTAAACAAAGGAGATTTTTCAGAACTTGTTAAAGCATCAGATGAGGTAAATGCATTGAGAGATAAAGGTATTGCGGGAGCAGGTGGTTCGGTTGCATCATACGGTGAATCGGCATTGACACGTGCTGCAAATGATTTAAAAGGAGACGGGTATTCTAAATTTAAAGAAACTAATAAAGAAGCAATTGAAGTAGAAAAGAAAAATATTCTTGCAAACTCAAAAGCAAATGCTAGAAAAGTTAAAGCGATTTCAGAACAATTGGGAGTTTCAGCAGAAGAGGCAGTACAATATTTAGCAGAAAGAAAAGTATATGGTGATTTGGAGTTAGAAAGATTAAAAGCCAATCCTAACTCCCTTTGGTATAATAAAGGTACTAAAGGTTTTAATCAACCCGATGAAGCCAAAAAAGAAAAGGCGTTCAGAGACTGGGCTGATGCTGAATTTGATGGTGCACACGCTACTTTATACGAGATTGAAAATGGTAGTAATATTGATACATCACAACCGTATCATATAATTCAATCTAATCCAAAAGCTGGTGGAGCAGATGCATCAATTCGGACACACTTACAAGATAAATTGGAAGAAGCAAAAAAATCTGGAAATGCAGAAGATGTTGAACATTACGAAAGGGAAATCGTAGCATTTGATAAATTAGGATTCCATGATACTATGGCAATTGGTAAAGATAAAAATGGAAGAACTACTATCTTACACATTACAAATAAAAAACAAAATGATTTGAAAGATATGTGGGCAAATACAACTCCAGAATATATGTTAGCTAGTATCATAAAACAGTTTGGTCCAGAAGTATCCGAAGCAGTAGTAACTTTTGCAAAAGATGGCATTGATAAATGTGCAGATGGAAAACAGGCTACTAATAGAGCGTTTGCATCTATGAAAATTGATGAAAATTTTGTTAAAATTAGCGAAATCGAAGAAATGCAACCATATATGGATGCTTTAAAAGAACAACCAGAATTCAATAAATGGATGCAACAAAATAATGTAAAGCCTAAAAATAATATGGAATTATTACAAGCCGCTCAACAATATATGAAATCAGAGGAGGCAAGGGGTAAAAAAGTTTCTTATAAAAAATTTGGTAAAATTCTCACAAAAGTTGGTGAATTTGCACAAGAAACAAAAACGAAACAAAAATATCCTGATATAGATTTTAATTCAGAATCAATTGCGTTGGCAGTTAAAAATAAAAATGATGAAAAAGATTTAGTTGGAGCAGTGCATCGTGATATGGTAAATGAAATTTCTAAAGCTGATAGAGAAAAAGGATTTCCAGATAAGGATGGAAATAATGGTCCTCACACATCGGCATACATAGCAACTGCAATGCATTCAATGCACTTTGATTTAATGGTTGAAAACTTCGATAAAAATTTATCGGCAGTGACTGGTATCAGAGGAAGTAGACCTGAAGATTTTAGAGGATGTTTAGCGGAGTTAAGTGGATTTGAAGGAGATATTAACTCAAAAGAAGGAAGAGACCAATTGAATCAACATCTATTAAAGAAGTGTAAAATAAATGCAACTACTGGATATATTGAAATTACAAATCCAAATGGGAATGTTTCATTGGTAGAAGATAGCTGGAGAACTTCCGGTGAAAGTAAAAAAGTTGAGAAAAAATTAGGAGATGGATTGAGTCAATGTATTGCTTCTAAAGTGGATTCTAGGAAAAGTCGTAAATAAAATCACTTTTCGTTTGTAATTTTATATTTATCGGTAAAGTTAATAAAGCAAAGATAGATGAATACACAGTTATTATGTCTTTTTACCATAAAAGAAGAGTTAGATAAATCGTTAGAATTTGTTCTAAATCAGTATATACTTACAAACCCAAACGTATTTGTATTAGAAAATAAAATAAATGAGGGAGAACTATACATTACATTCAATGTTAAAAAAGGTTCTTCTGCAATACCATCCGATTGGAAAACAATTTTAGTTCATAGAAAAAAACAGTCAAATACAATATACACCATCAACGCACTCAATGAAGTAGTTAAATCAAAGACGGGTGGGATATTGGATAGTTCGTATATGATTGATTGGGATGAATTTAAAAATTGTATTATTACAACATCTTCAATTGGATATAAAAAAATTCCTACAAAAGTTTTTAAAAGTTTTAATACAGAGGAGTTGTAATTCTGATTTTTTTTTCATATATTAGTAGTATGAAAAGAAATAGATTCAAACCTATTCAAATTTACGTTCAAGACCCTGTAGATGTTTTCCAAACTTATAGAATGGAAATGTCTAAAGCAATTATTGATTCAATTTCATTTGGAATTCGAAACAATAAATCTCGCGTTGATTTTGCGCATGTAATAATCAAACATTCGATTGTTATTACACTTTCAATTGATAGTAAAGAATTCATAAATTTATTAGATGAAAACATCGAAACCCTCGTAGAATATGAGGAGTATGAAATGTGTGCTTTAGGAATCAAATTAAAAAATAAAATAAATAAAAAACTTTTAAAAAATAAGTTATGTTAGATACCAAAAAAGAACAATCCGCAGTCGAATATTGTGAAGAAACTTATCCAGAAATGACTTTTGAATTTAAAAATATTCTGGATGAAATGTATACTACTTTTTGTAAAAAACAAAGAAACTACGGACCGGGTAATATTTCAGTAGGTACATCACTTCAAACTAAAGAAGATGTTAAATTATCATTGAATGGCCTATGGTTCAGAAAGAACGATAAAATCAACAGATTAAAGCAATTGGTAGTATTAGGACATCCCGATGAAGTGTCTGAAACTATCGAAGATACCTATCAAGACCTAGCAGTTTACTCCGTAATTTCTCAATTAGTGAGTAGAGGGAAGTGGGCAAAATAAAACTTGGAAATGTAACAAATTTATTGTATATTTGTTACAAGAAAAGTAAAAAGGTTATATTTAGATATAAGGAAATCGCGATAAAACCTTCAAACTTAAAACAATTTATTAACACTTAAAACTTAAAAAGCAATGGACATTTCATTAGCACTCAAGAGATTTAGCTCTCTTCAAAACAACACAAAGAAGTCTGATTCCATTTGGAAGCCAGCAAACGGAAAATCTCAAATCCGTTTAGTACCTTACAAATTCAATAAGGATAATCCTTTCATTGAATTGTATTTTCACTACAATATTAACAACAAAACGTATCTATCTCCAATTTCATTTGGAAGACCTGACCCTATCGTAGAGTTTGCTGAAAAGCTAAAGCGTACAGGAGACACTGATGACTGGAAGGCCGGGAAAAAAATGGAACCAAAATTGAGAACATTCGCACCAGTTATCGTAAGAGGTAAAGAAAGTGAAGGAGTTAAATTTTGGGGATTTGGTAAAACAGTATATCAAGATATTTTAGGATATATTGCTGACCCTGATTATGGTGATATTACAGACCCACACACAGGACGTGATATTGTATTAGAAGTAGTATCAGCTGAAGAATCAAATGCAGCATACCCAACAACTACAATCAGAGTTAAACCTGCCGTATCTAAAATTTTGGATGACGCACAGGCAGTAACTGAATTATTGAACGCACAAAAAGAGATTACAGAACTATATTCTGAATTATCTTACGATGAATTGAAGGGTGTATTGGAAAATTGGTTAAACCCATCTGCTCCATCTAATGGTAGTGGAAACCCAATTAATGAGGAATTGGCATCGGCAAAAGTTCAACCTAAACAATCAACTGTATCTACTGATATGGGTGGTACTCAAGAAAGTGGTGGGTTACCTTGGGATGATGAAGAACCAAAGGCATCTACACAAAAAGCATCTCCTCTTAAAGAAGATGTAGCATCGGCATTCGATGATTTATTTAACAACTAAAATTAGTTATAAATGGCAAAAAGAGAAGAAGATTTAGCAAGTTTACTTGCCGATTCTCTAAACAAACAAAATAAGGATGGTAAGATTGCTTACTTTCTAACAGATGAGGGTGGTGATGCTCCTACCAATGTAAAGGATTGGGTATCTACCGGAAACGCTATGTTGGATGTTGCAATCTCAAACAGACCTTATGGTGGATTGCCAGTTGGTAGAATAACAGAAATAACGGGTTTAGAGCAGAGTGGAAAATCTCTGCTCTCTGCCCATTTATTAGCTGAAACACAACGTAAAGGTGGTGTTGCAGTTCTGATTGATACCGAAACCGCAGTTAGTAGAGAATTTTTAGAAGCAATTGGAGTAGATATCTCAAAACTCCTATATGTTTCAGTTGATACCGTTGAAGGTATTTTTGAAGCATGTGAAACAATTATTGAGCAAGTTCGTAAAGGTGATAAGGATAGATTGGTAACAATCGTTGTGGATTCAGTAGCAGCAGCATCAACACATAAAGAGTTAGAAGCCGATTATGGTAAAGATGGTTACGCAACCGATAAGGCAATTATTATCTCCAAAGCAATGAGAAAGATTACCAATATGATTGGTAGACAATCTATTGCATTAGTATTCACAAATCAATTAAGACAGAAGATGAACGCAATGTTCGGAGACCCGTGGACAACATCGGGTGGTAAAGCACTTGCATTCCACGCATCTGTTAGATTGAGATTGAAGAATATGGGGCAATTGAAACAAGGTGATAGAATCGTAGGTATCAAAGTTAGAACACAGGTTATTAAAAACCGAATGGGTCCTCCTTTGAGACACGCGGATTTCGATATCTTCTTTGATAGAGGTATTGATAATTTCGGAGGTTGGTTAGCAGTTATGAAAGATGCTAAACTTCTAAAGCAAGGTGGAGCATGGTATGAATACACTGATATTGATACAGGTGAAATTATGAAATTTCAATCAAAGGACTTCGCTAAATTATTAGAAAACGAAGAACTTAAAGACCAAATCTATCGTAGGATTTGTGAAGCAACAATTTTATTATACAAAGCAGCATCATCGGATGAAGTTGAAATAACAACGGACGAAGGAAATGAGTCAGATTAACAAAAAGTATTTAGATATACTAAAACAAATAGATAGGGAACATAATGATTTTGGAGATTTACATCGTAACTCTAAAACATTAGTTATTGATGGTCTTAATACCTTCATTCGTTCCTGGTCAACTGCACCTAATCTTAATGAGAATGGTGACCATATTGGAGGAATAGTCGGTACTTTAAAAAGTATCGGCTATGCCATCCGAACAATCAATCCTACCAGAGTTGTAATCGTATTTGATGGTAAAGGTGGTTCGAATAGTAGGAAAGAAATATATTCCGGATACAAATCGGAAAGAGGCAAGAATAAAATCAAAATGAGATTGAATCGTGCCGCATCTATTCAAATGACACCTGAAGAAGAAAGTGCATCAATGAAACGTCAAATGACGGCATTAGGTGAACTACTTTCAGTTCTACCTGTCACTATTATGATATATGATGGAATTGAAGCGGATGATGTAATGGCGTACATTGCTACTCAATTAAAAAAAGAAAACGAAAAAGTTGTGATAATGAGTTCCGATAAGGACTTCATTCAATTGGTAAATAAAGATGTGAGTGTGTATTCACCATCTAAAAAGAAAATATACAATATTCCAGAAGTTATTGAGGAGTTTGGTATTCACCCACACAATTTTATTAATTTTAGAATAATTGATGGTGATAAATCTGATAATGTAGAGGGTATTACAGGATTAGGATTAAAAACAATTCTTAAAGCATTTCCAATATTAGCAGATGAGGAAGTTCATACTACCGATTCTATGTTAGAGTATATTAAAACTCAACCAAAAAAAGTAAAGGGGCATGAATTGTTTGAAAATAATTTGGAAATCTTAAAAAGAAATCGTAAATTGTTTCAACTTTCTGAACCAACATTTAGTGGTAATCTTCGAATGAAAATTATAGATAGATTTGAAGAATCAGTACCAAAGTTTAGTAAGCAAGAATTTTTAAAAGTAGGATTGAAAGCTCGTATATTGGATTCGTTTCCAAATGTTACGGACTGGTTACAATCCACATTTTCTCACATAGCAAAATTTTAAAAAAATGTCAAACAAATTAGTAAAACCGTTAGGAGATAGAGTTCTTCTAACAGAATTAGAACCAGAAGTTTCACAAACTGCAGGTGGTATTATTATACCTGATTCAGTACGAAGTGAAGATGTAAAAAGAGCAAAAGTAGAATCGGTAGGACCTGGTATTTACACACAGAGTGGAACATTAATTCCAATGAGTGTTGAAGTAGGTGATGAAGTAATCCTCCCTCCGTACCATCAAGGACAAGAAATCAAAGTAGGTGGTAACAAATATATTCTATTAAGAGAATCAGAAATTTTAATGGTAGTTAAATAATTTTAAATTTAAACACGGAACAGATGAAGTGTATCAAAAGTAAAGATGGAGAAATCCGCAGAGTAAAAGAAGAAGAAGCAGATTTAAAAGTATTTCAATATGGTTGGGTTTTCGTACCCAAATCGGAGTGGAAAGCACTTCGTAAACCAGTACAAAAAGTAGTTGAAGTATCGGAAACGGTGTTGGAATTATCGATTGAAGAAAAAAAATTAGCAAGAAAGAAACGTAAAAAATAATGGAAGCAGTAGATACATTGGTAAAATATGGACAATCGTATCAATCTAAAGTTGTTGCTTCTCTTATAACAGATGTTAAGTTTCTTGAACAGGTAAACGAAATCACTAAACCTACATTCTTTGAATCACAGGCAAATCAATGGATTATAAATTCTCTATTAGATTACTTTAATGAATTTAGAGCAACTCCTACAATGGAGGTGTTCAAAATCAAAGTAAGTTCTATAGATGATAAAGGTTTAAAACAAACCGTAGTTGACCAACTTAAAAATGTTTATTTACAAGTTGGTTCCGAAGATTTACCTTATGTTAAAAAAGAATATTTAACTTTTTGTAAAAACCAAAAAGTAAAAGATGCCCTTCTAAAATCGGTAGATTTACTCAAAGCAGGAAACTACGATAAGATTATAGATACGATGATGGCAGCATCAAAGGTGGGTGTAGAATCTGATTTAGGATTAGATTACATTGAAAACTTTGAATCCATTATGGAAGATGTTAAACGAGATTCGTGTCCAACTGGATGGGATGTTGTTGATGAACTAATGGATGGTGGTTTGGGGCCTGGTGAATTGGGTGTTGTAATGGCTCCCTCCGGTATTGGTAAAAGTTGGTTCTTATCTAAAATAGCGTGTTCTGCATTAGAAAAGGGTATTGATGTATTACATTATACTTTGGAGTTATCAGAAAGTTATGTAGGACAGAGATATACTACAATTCTTACTGGTATCCAAACATCCGAACATAAGGATAGGAAAGATGAAATTATCCGCAAAATTAAAAAGATTCCAGGTAGAGTTCGTATTAAATATTATCCACCACAATTCGCATCTGCAAAAACAATTGCAGCTCATATTGAAAAAGTAAGACAAGTTGGGTTCAATCCTAAATTAATTATTATTGATTATGCGGATTTATTAAAATCTGGCAATAGTAATAGAGATGGATTGTATGCGGAGTTGGGTGGAATCTATGAGGAGTTGCGAGGATTGAGTGGTGAAGCACAGATACCAGTATGGACTGCAACACAGACTAATAGAGCAGCAATTGACCACGAAGTTATTCAAGCCGATTCGGTTGGAGATTCGTACAAGAAAGTTCAAACTGCTGATTTCATTATGAGTGTTAGTAGAAAAACAAAGGATAAGTTATCAAACACAGGTCGTATTCATATCGTTAAAAATCGATTTGGACCTGATGGAATGACCTTTCCAGCAAAGATTGATACGTTTCATGGTATTATGGATGTGTTCGCAGCAACATCTATTGATGGTATGGCTTCTACAAAAGATAGCAAAAATGGTGAAGGTTTGGAGAAAAAATTATTACACAAAAAGTATGTGGAAAATATGGGATAATTGTATAAAGTTTTCTAAAGAAAAATCGGAATTTCCGACTTTACTTCATAGTTATACCTACAATTAAAAACATAAATAAATTAAAAATATGAGCAAATTATTTACAGAAAGAATTCCATATAAACCATTTGAATATCCTGATTATTACAATGAAGGCTGGTTAAAGCAGATGCAAGCATTTTGGTTGCATACTGAAATTCCTATGCAGATGGACGTAAAAGATTGGAATGAAAATTTAACACCTGAAGAAAAGCATTTAGTAGGAAACATACTTTTAGGATTTGCTCAAACCGAATGTGCGGTATCCGATTATTGGACAGGTATGGTTACCAAATGGTTTCCAAAGCATGAGATTAGACAAATGGCAATGGCATTTGGTTCACAAGAAACAATACATTCAGTTGCGTATTCTTACCTAAATGAAACATTAGGATTAGATGATTTCGCAGGTTTCTTACATGATGAAACAATGAAGGAGAGATTTGAATTACTAACCAACACTACTGCAGATTGGACTCCAAAAGATTTGGATACTAATCATAAAGCAAGAGTTGAGGTAGCACGTTCATTGGCAATATTTTCTGCATTTGCAGAGGGTGTAGCTCTATACTCCTCATTTGCTGTCCTATATTCTTTCCAAATGAGAAATCTATTGAAAGGAATTGGCCAGCAAATGAAGTGGAGTGTAAGAGATGAATCACTTCACTCAAAGATGGGTTGCCAATTATTTAGGCACATGTGTGATGAGTTTCCTGAATTGTTAGAAGAAGCAAAACCTGCAATTTATGAAGCAGCTGAAATCATTAGAGATTTAGAACACAAATTTATTGATAAGATTTTTGAAATGGGTGATTTGGAGAATCTTAAAAAAGATGACCTGAAGGAATTTATTACAAAAAGAGTTAATGAAAAGTTAGTAGAATTAGGATATAACCCAATTAAAGGTGGAGATGACTATTTTGAGTTTAACGAAAAGAAAGCATCTGAATTAGATTGGTTTTACCATCTTACAGGTGGTGTAACTCATACGGATTTCTTCGCTATGAGACCTACCGATTATAGTAAAGCTGGTGAAGGTGAAAATTGGGATAATATATTTTAAAAAAGATTATGAAAAATTTTGGAGAAGAATACGGATGGGAAGTTGATGTTGACTTTCCTTCGTGGGGAAATAATGAGATATATGTAAAAACTATATCCAAAACATATTTACAATCAGGAGAAAAACCAAAAGATGCATATTGGAGAGTTGCTACGGCAGTTGCTAAACGATTGGATAAACCACAATTGGCAACAAAGTTCTTTGATTACATTTGGAAAGGTTGGTTGTGTTTAGCAACACCAGTATTATCAAACACAGGTACAGATAGGGGATTACCAATCTCTTGTTTTGGTATTGATGTGGGTGATAGTATTTTTGAAATCGGTTCAAAGAATTTAGAATTGATGTTGTTGGCAAAGCATGGTGGTGGTGTTGGTATTGGTATCAATATGATTAGACCTGCTGGTAGTAAAATTACTGGTAATGGAACATCGGATGGTATTGTTCCATTTGCCAAAATCTATGATTCAACTATCCTTGCAACAAATCAAGGTTCAGTACGAAGAGGAGCAGCATCGGTGAACATTAAAATTGAACACAAAGACTTTGAAGATTTTTTAGAGATTAGAGAACCTAAAGGTGATGTTAATCGTCAATCACTTAACTTACATCAATGTGTTGTAGTTAGTGATAGATTTATGAAGAAGTTGGAAGAAGGAGATTCGGATGCTCGTAGAAAATGGGGTAAATTACTTCAGAAACGAAAAGCAACTGGTGAACCTTACATTATGTATAAAGGAAATGTAAACAAAGCAAATCCTGAAATGTATAAGAAGAACGGATTGAAGGTCCACATGACTAACATTTGTTCTGAAATCGTTTTACATACCGATGAGCAACACTCATTTGTTTGTTGTTTATCATCATTGAATTTAGCTAAATACGATGAATGGAAAGATACCGACTTGATATATACTGCTACTATCTTTTTGGATGGTGTATTAGAAGAGTTCATTCAGAGAGCAAAGAATATGAAAGGATTTGAGAATTCAGTTCGTTCGGCAGAAAGAGGTAGAGCATTGGGATTGGGTGTATTAGGATGGCACACTTACTTACAACAAAAAGGATTGCCATTTGAAGGATTACAGGCTCAATTTGAAACTCGTAAGATTTTCTCTCAAATGAAGATTGAATCTGAAAGAGCAAGTAGAGATTTGGCATCTGAATATGGTGAACCTCTATGGTGTAAAGAGAGTGGATTCAGAAATACTCACTTGAGAGCAGTAGCACCTACGGTATCAAACTCTAAATTGAGTGGTAATGTAAGTAGTGGTATTGAACCTTGGGCAGCTAACGTATTTACCGAACAAACTGCAAAAGGAACATTCATTCGTAAGAACCCAGAGTTAGAAAAAGTTTTAAAGAAAATCGGTAAAAACACCAAAGAAGTATGGGATAAGATTTTAGCAGATGGTGGTTCAGTACAAGATTTGGACTTTTTGGATGAATATTGTTTTTCAGATGGTAAGTTAGTTGAATGTAAAGAAGTATCGATTGATGAAAGAGCACATAGATGTAGTTCAGTTAAAGATGTGTTCAAAACATTCAAAGAAATTAATCAGTTAGATTTAGTAAGACAAGCTGGTGTAAGACAACAATACATTGACCAAGCAGTTTCATTAAATTTAGCATTCCCTGCAACCGCAGAACCAAAGTGGATTAATCAAATCCACATGGAAGCTTGGAAACAAGGAGTAAAAACATTATATTACATGAGAACAGAATCAGTTTTAAGAGGTGATATTGCAGCAAGAGCAATGGATGCCGAATGTGTAAGTTGTGAAGGATAAAAATTAAAAAACAAGATTATGAGTGAAAACAAGATTGACAAAGCAAAGGTAGCTAAAAAACTACTTCAATTAGAAAAAAAGTTAAATAGAGTTGAAGAAAATGAGAATCCATTAGACAGAAAATTGAAGCAAGTTAGAAAATTTAAATTAATTGAAAAATTAAAGGGAAACTCAAAAAATAAAAAATATGTTAACAGTAAAGAAATTTAGTGCATCTTGGTGTGGACCATGCAAAGTATTAGCACCAATAATTAACGAAGTTAAAACTCAATTTTCAAATGTAAAATTTGAAGATTATGATGTAGATGAAGCATATACTGAAGCTACTAAATACTCAATTCGTTCAGTACCAACTGTTATCATAGAAAAAAATGGTAAAGAAGTAGGTAGATTTGTAGGCGTTCAATCCAAACTTGCTTATGTTAATTTAATAAACGAACAAATATCGCAATAGACTTGTTTTATTGGATTTTTTTTCGTAAATTTGGTTATGTATAAACATTTAGATTTTCATTTAGAAAGATATAACTATGAGGTGAATTTACCACCTATCGTAGTTCAAACTATCGCAGGTATAAAGGTTGTAAGAGATGACCTTTTACCTGGCGGTAGTAAACGCAGATTCGCATATTCATATATGTTGGCGTATCCACAGGTAGAACAATGGATTTACGCATC